AAAGTATAAGAATTTCCCATACTCGAGAACTTTTCAAGCTTTAACGATTCGCCACGATAATCTACAATACCAGTCCGGAAGCGGTCTAAAAATTCAAACCAATCATACGGAAGGAGGTGCATTACCAAACCATAAGCAATCGTATCACTCGCGCTAGACATATCGACAGTCGCAAGACTGCCATCGATACTACCTTTGCAAGCTAAACGTTGATTTCTAGTTTGATCAGTTAAGTCAACCCCAGCACGGTTTAAACGCCGACGGATGTATTTCCCAATCCCTTGCTGGCCGAAGCCATTGAGAGTTGGTTCAACACCAATCGATCGATACGTTTTGGAGCTTTTGGGCACGAATTGAAGTTTACCATGAGATACATTGATTGGTACATTTCCTTGCGGATCTGCATGCAATCGTACCCAACCTGGGAATTCTGCTAAGAATTCTTTGGCATGAGAAACAAATCCATGACTACACGTTAGATGAGCTTCAAGTTTAATCCTAGGATTAGACCGCGCTCGTTTTACGCTAGTTGTAGCGCCAGGACCAAATGAAAAGTCAAGATCAGAGTAACTTGGCACGTCCCCGAGAATACAATCTATTTTTCTGTTCGCGTAGTGAAGAACTGCGTGAACATCAGGAGAAACTCCTGATAGATTGTTTCGGAAACGACGGTTGGTCTCTAAACATAACTTCTCTGCTTCCAAAAAAGTGGCATACGCAACTTTTTCCTTATCAATGCCTAAATCAATATCCTTTTGCTTTGAAAAAAGCGATTGGATCTGACGGGCATAAAGGAAATCGTCATGCGAGAATTTTTCTGAATAATCGAATTTAAAATCGATTAGACCCAGATAGTCCCCGTCAAGAAACTTTTTGTAAAGTAATCTTGATAACGGTCCACCTCTCTGAGAGCAAGTCTCAGCAATACGACCAATAATGATTAAGGATTTATCGGTCGGGAATTCCTTTAAATAATCCATTCTTTACCTCCTAAGGTATTGACTCTCCGTATTAACAGAGAGGGATTAATGCTAACTATAATTAGCTAGCGAGGATTAGGGATACAAACAACTGCGGAAACGCAGCTGAGGAGTTTTTCACCGCATCGGCTGCACTTGCACCATTTAAGGTACCAGTGGCAGTCGTTGATGAAGCTCCTGCTATACATCCCATCATCATTTTTAATGCATTCGCACGATCAGCAATTGTACTACGTCTATCTGCAAATACAGAAAGTATTACAGTATTAACGTAAGCAACTTTTGGTGGTGCAACATAACCAAATGATGTTCCCGAGGCACCTAATGTCTCCATTACCGGTACTTCTAGCTTTGCAGTGATCTTATAGCTGCCATTCTTTTGTTTTACCACTGATTGCGTTAAACGCGCCTGGCCTTCAAAAGGAACACCTGCAGAATTGGTGCGCCAAAAAGGTTCAGGAGTATCAGTGATTGGAATAAAAGTTTGTTCAACTAATGGATTTGCATCGTCTTTGACTAGTAAATTTGTCATTGCGGCCATTGTAAGGCTCCTTCTAGGGTATACTACATGAGAATGATCTAGTAACGTCAGATCGTTAACGTGCTACCGTATGCGCTGAACCACCAACGCCAATGCATTGAATATCCTTTTGGGACTCATAGCATCGGGTATGGAATTAAAACCAGGCTTTGCTACAGCTAGAGACGTGGAAACAGTCCGAGTCATGTTGTAATATTGAACATGCTCGGTAGGTTTATTAAACCACTGATAACTTCCATCTATCCAAACTGTGCTACCTTGAAAACGTTGAATCTGCGAAGTCAAAAATCGACCTTGTAGATTCGGTATAACGTTGAGATTTTCAAGATAGTCGCCGATCGGTATAAACCAATCGACTACAAAGCTATACGGGATGAGCTCCCACGCTACACTCAATGGGTCAGTAAGACCTAAAGA